ATCGAACTTGGCAAACATATTGGCCGCCTTTTTTGTCGGCACTCCGTAGGCCCGCATCAGGACGCGGTCTTTGGGCGACTTGAGCAGCTCGGTCTTCATCGCCTCGTAGTTGCCGAAGGGGTTGTCCTGGGTATGGAAGTAGACCACCCGGGCCGTGGGCTTGACGCATTGCTGCACCCGTGGCACGCGCATCGGTTGGCCTTTCTTGTCCTTAACCAGCTCCGCGATCGTGTCCTCGAGAGTCACGGCGCCGGCCAGGTATTCGGCGACCGTGTCGGTATAGCCAAGGATCGGGGTGAAACCGACCGCCAGCTCGCCGTTGCGGGTGATTAACCGGAAGCGCAATGCCTCGATCCACTCGGGATTTACCAATTCATCAGCCCAGCAGTAGTTCAGCTCGGCACCTTCTATGGCTTTCACGTCCATAGAGTAAAATTTGAACCAGCACTGACTGCCATTCCCGAGGACAAACGAGTTTTCTGTGAACCCCCCCTTTTGTGAGTAGGTCACATTGGTCGTGACTCCGCGGCGTAGTTTTCCGGTGGCCGCGGGCTTCCATTCCGCAGGTAAATAATCCCAAATGTAAGGTTGTTGGTTCTGAATGCTGGAGGCTTCGGTCGATTGCAGGCACCAGACTTTGGCCCCGGGAGTATTGACCAATACTTCGACGGCCCGGCGAGCCAGGTAGCGCGATTTCGAGGCGCGGTTGCCGCCCAGGATCAGCAGCTCGGTCACCCCTTTGGGGAATTTCTCGCGCAATTCGGCAAATTGCCGGTCGGCCGTTTGCCAAATCGGGATGACGTAGCCGTAGCGATACGGATCGTCTTGCTCCTGGCGAATGCGTTCCTCAAAGATCCGGTGAAATTCGGCGAATTGTTCGGCGCTGAGCCACCGCACGCCATCCGCAAACCGCGCCTTGATGTTGCCCGCGCTGTCGCGGCCAAGCAACTCGGGCGGCTTATGGATGACGTGGTCGGTGAAGATCATTGCCAAGATCCGGGTCGCTTCCTTACCACGGGTCCTCGTTGCCGGCCGCCGTCGAGGTTTCCTCGATCAGCTTGGGTTGGTCTTCTTTGGGTTTGATGAATCCGCCAATGAATTTGACGTCAGATTTGCTCACGCGCTTCCACGCGCTCAGCCGGTATTCTTTGATTGTCCCGTCAGGCATTTCGAGCATCGCGCTTCCGGTGTAGTCCGGTTGCGTGTCGTTGGCCTTGCGGGTGTTCTGGAACAATGTCCAGGTGTTGGGTTTAGGTTGGTATGTTGACATAAAGAATTATTCGCAGGAGTAGGTGTCGCGCTGACGTTGGATGCCGGTGGGCCAATGCGGGGTAGTGAAGCTGGTGTCGGCGAAGAGGACGTAGTCGGTCGGCTGGATGGTCAAGCGGCCGTTGTCCAGGGCGATAAAGGTGAATTCTTTGTTCTGGCTGGGCTCGGCGCTAAAGCCGTCGTTGAGCGGGGCGACGCTGAAGAGGTAGTTGCCGTTTTGCTCGTCTTTGTTTTCATAGCGGGCGCAGACTCGTTGCTCGGCCAGATACGGGTAGCAGTTGGCGCTCCACTCCCAGCCGTAGCAGTCCCACCGCTGCGCGGCGGTGATCGGCCAATGGGGCTCGGGATCAGGACAGAAGGCCAGGGCATGCGGCGGGAGATTCCGGTAGCAGGCGCCGCACTCGAGGACGACGGTGCATCCCCAGGCGCGGCCGGGCCAGCTGGCCAGGGCAAACCAGACGGCGCGGAGGAATCCGCGGGATTCTTTGTAAATGAAGGCGCTGTCGATCCAGATGTAACGATGGCGCGGGAGAGGTCCGGTGAAGGAGTTCATAAAGGTCTTAGACGGGCCATTTGATGCCTTGGGCGTAGGGAGCGATGGCGGGGCGGTTGAGAAAGGCGGTGCCGTCGCGGGCGATGCGGTCGCGCTCGGCGGGATCGGCCGTGCCGCGGGCGCTGAAGCTGGGCTCTTTGGCCCGGGTGGTGAAGGCGGCGTAGGGCCCTGGGACGTAGACGCCGCCGGCGCGTAGGGCGGCCAGCATGTAGCCCCAGACGTCGGACAAATAGCCGGTGGCGGCGTAGCCTTCGCGTTGCAGCCAGACCAACAGGTCATGACGGATCAGGCTGGCAACGCCACACTCGGGCCGAACGCTTTTGTGGGCGATGTAAGCGCGGTAATTTTCGGGCGGGAGATGAACCATGACGGGACTGTAGCGCACGGTGCGCAAGAGCTGCGGGGGGTCCTGGCTGTCGACGTGGTCAAAATCAGCAAAGATGGCACCGGGATTCTCGCCTTGGGCGTGAAGGTAGCCGCGACGAAGGGCGGCGATGCAACCGGGATAGAGGTAGTCGTCGGCGCCGATGCCGAGGACGTAGTCGGTCTGAATGCTTTCGATGATCGGCTCGAGGGCGCGGAGGTGATCGGCGCTTTTTGCAGGATGGCGGTGGACGGTAATGCCAGGATATTCGCTGGCGATCTCGTAGCTGCCGTCGGTGCTGTGGTCGTCGATGATCACAAACTGGTCGGCACCCTGGCCGGCGGTGGATTCGATGGCGCGGCGGAGGGTATCGGCGCGGTTCCAGACGGGCATGATGATCGTGATGTTCATGGCAGGGTGTAATCGTGGATGCCGATGTGTTTTAGGCGGATGTCGCGGTGGGCGTGGACGGGGATGCCGGCTTGCCAGGCGAGATAGCAAAAGGCCCAGTCTTCGGAGAGGTAGCGGCCGTCGCGGAGGCCGGCGGGAAACCAGTGGGTCCAGCCAGGACCTTCGGTCGGGAGGTCGGCGGTCATTTGCATGAGGGGGCGCATGGATTCCAGGGCACGCCGGGTGACGCGCAAAAAACCGGTGCCGATGGCGTCGACGGCGACGATGGGACCACGGGCGGCCGTGGGGATGAGCCGGCCGTGGCAGGGGCGACGGCTGGCGTGGCGTAAGGGATAGAGTCCGCCGACGATGTCGTGCTCGGTTTGGCAAATGGTGTCGAAATCGCTCCCGGTGAAAGCAATGTCGTCGTCGATCCAGAGGAAGGCGGGCGCGTCAGTCTGGGCCAGGACGCGGTCGAGGAGTTTGCTGCGGCCGCGGGCGATGTCGGATTCATGGTCGAGGTGGCACCAGCCGGCAAAATGCGGGCTCTGCATGGCGGCCATGAGGCCGGCGACGTAGCCGCCGCAATAGGTGTCGTTGCGGGAGCAGGTGAGGATCAGGGTTTTCATTCGATGTGTTCGATCTGGTCGAAGAGTTGCAGGACGTCGTCCAAGGCCCGGACCATGCCGGACTGGACGCTGCACATTTTTTCGTGAAGGTCAGCCCGGCGGACGTCGTTCGCCGTGCGGGCCTGGTCGGTGCTCTGCTTGTGCGCAGCGTAGCGGTCGACGGCCCGGCTGCGCAGCTGGTGGACGCCGGCACGGGCCAGGCTGGCTTGTTTACCAAGGCGTTCGTTGTGATCGCGCTCGATCTGCCAGCGGCGGGACCAGCTTTCAGGGGTGTTAATTTCAGCGTTCATGCGCGTGATAATTTCTTGGTGGCTCATGAGTTAATCTCCGTCTTTGTCGTTGAAGTTTTTGGGTTGGTAGGTTGCTTTGGTTGGAGTTTGGCGGTGCTCGGTTTTGTTCGAGTAAAGTTCTTCCGTGCTGTTTTTGAATTTGGTGATCTCGGCGTCAAAGAGGAGTTCGATGCGGCCGACCGGGCCGTTGCGCTGCTTGGCCAGGATTAAGACGGCTTTGCCTTTGTCTTCCGCGTTGTGCGTTACCCGCTCCGGGCGATGCAGCAAGGCAACAACATCCGCGTCTTGCTCGATGCTGCCGCTTTCCCGCAGGTGGCTCAGCTTGGGCTCGGCGCGTTCTTCCGCGTCGCGGTTTAATTGAGATAGGGCGATGACGGGCACACCGAGCTCCATGGCCGTCGCCTTGAGCCCGGAGCTGATCTCGTCAATCTCGAGGCGGCGGTCGGCCTGGGCGCGTTTGCTCGCGCCTTTCATCAGCTGCAAATAATCGACGATGAGAAGTTTGACGCCGTGCTTGGCGACAGCGCGGCGGGCTCGGGCCCGGAAGGCCGCAATACTTAGCGCAGGCGTTTCGTCAATGTATAGCGGGGCCTGGCTGATCTCGTCGTGTTTGGCCCCGAGGTTTTGCACGTCTTGCTTCGACATGAAGCCGTCGCGGATGCGTTGGAGCTTGACGCCGGCTTGGGTGCAAAGCACTCGCTCCATCAAGTCGGCGCCGCCCATCTCCAAACTGAACAGCGCGGTGGGCACTTTGTCGGCCAGGCAGGCATGCTCGGCGATGTTGGTCGCAAAGGCGCTTTTGCCCATGCTCGGGCGGGCGGCGATGATAATCAGCTGAGCCGGCTTTAGGCCGCTGGTCATGCGGTCAAAGTCGTGGAATCCGGTGGCAATGCCGATCGGCTTGCCGCGCTTTTTGTAGGCGGCCTCAATACGGGCGGCGGCCTCACCCACGGCGGTGGCGCAGTGCTGTAGGCCGGTTTGTTTCGTGTCGAGGCGCAGGTCGAGCAGGCTTTTCTCGCTGGTGTCGAGGATCTCGTCGCTCGTGCGCTGGAAGTTGCGGGCTTCGATCATTAGGTCGACGCCGATGCGGTGGATCTCACGCCGGCGCCAGTAGTCGCGCAGCTGGTCGGCCCAATGGCTTACGGTGCTGGCCGAGCATTCCGGGCGGGTGTATTCGGCGGTGATAAAGCCGGGGCCGCCTTCGATCCGCTCAAGCTCGCCGGTCTGGCGGAAGGTTTCGGTGAAGGTGAGCAGGTCGACGGGCTGACGGCGGGCGCTCAATGTTTTGAGCACTTGCCAGGCGGTGGCGTTGACCGGAGCAAAAAACCAGTCGTCGTGCACGAGCTCGAGGGCGGCGTCGAGGGCGGTCGTGCCGCCGTTAAGGACGCTGCTGATGAGGCCGGCTTCGGCGGGCTGGGACCAGAGCGGGATGGAGTTGGGGTCGGGATTCATGAGAGTGGCGGGAGTTTTGACGGGCTGAGGCCTTCGATCTCGCGCTCGAGCTGGCGGATTTTTTCGAGGCGGTCGCGGGCGATGGTGATTAGATGGTCGCGGTCGGCTTGGGCCTCGTTGCGTTCGCGTTCCAGCTGGCGGGCAAAATCGGCTGGCACGGTCGCGCAACTGTAAAAACCAATGACGTTTACGGCCTGATAGTCTGTTTCGGGGGTTTTGCTGAGGTCGATCATTGAAGGTCGAATTCGACGGCGGCGAGGGCGGCTTCGCGGGCGTCGAGGGCGAGTTGGTTGCGCGGGGTGCTGAGGCGCAGGGCGTAGACCAGGAGGGCGACCTGCTCGGCGGCGCGGTCGTAAAGCCGGGCAAGCTCGAGGGCGCTGGGTGCAGGGCTGGTTCCGGTGGGGAATTTGTCGTAGGGGACGAATTCAACGCGGCCGATTTGGCGGTGAGTTTTGCTTTTCATGGGTTAATAAGGTGCCCGTGCCTGTTTCATGCGGTGCACAGTTTGGCAACCGGCTGGCGGATCTCCCGCCAGACCATGGGTCACGGGCAAGGTTGTCACGCGGAGGGTCCTCCTCCGTTGTCGTCGAACATGACCAGGAGAATCATGGCGAGAAGGGCGACGAGGGCGGCGTAGGCCAGGAAAGCGGCGGGCGTCATGCGGCCTCCTTTTTCGCCGGCGTAATGGCGTCGAGAATTTCGACCTTTAATGACTCTGGAATGTCGGCCCAAGTCCGGTAGGGCGCCGGGCCGGCGTCGGGATAAAGGTTTTGCAACACTTGGCGCCACCGCTTTTCGCCCGGCCCCCCGTGTTCCTTTTTTTGCGATTTTTGCCCTGAGATGCCATGGCGATTGCACCATGCCGCGGCGCGAGTCAGTTCGCCGGACCAGTTATTGAGCAGCGTGGCGAGGTCTTTGCGCCGGTAGTCGTTGCGCTGCGCAATGTCCGCGGCGTAATAGGCTTCAAGCTGCAACCACTCGGCCTCGGTCGTGGCGGCCGCGGCCGCGGCGGCGGTTTTCCATGCCCGGGCTTGAGAGCGATCTAAAGCGGTGCCGGGCCTCTTGCGGAATATGCTTTTGGCCCGGATCAGATCCGCCGGCTCGATGGCAGCACTTGCTGCTCCGTCCCCGCTTGCGGGGACTATAGGGGTATCCATTCCTTTCCCTGTTCCCTGATCCGGCGACGATGAATCTTCGAGGGCTCGTCGATCGTTCGTCGAGCTTTCCTCGAGCGCATATTGTTTAAGACGAGAGGGTTGCGCCCGGTCGACTCTTTGGTGCTTGCGGAAATTCGCCACGCGTCCAATCGGGCGGTCGGGACTGCCGCAGAGGTCGATCCATTCGCTGCGCGACAGCTCGTCGAGCATTCGCCGAACATTCGACGAATCTTCCCGGAACAAGACTGCTCCTCGAATGTAATCAGGGTCGGCGTTAAAGTAGCCTTCGTCGTCGGCCAGATTAAGCAGGCCAAGGGCTAAGATGCGGGTGTCGTAGGGCAACCGGCTCATGACCGGATGGACCCAAAATTCGGGTTTTACTGTGCGGATTCGCATGGTGGGGTTTCTGTTTTGGGTTGTTTGATGAAGTCAGGGTTGCGACGGAAAGGATTGTCCCAGCGGATGCCGCGGCGTTTCGCCCATTCGTTAAGCGCCCGGTTGAAACCGACGCTGTCGATCTGCTCGTAGCCGCCCGTGCCGGGCTCAATTTCCAAGGTGTAGTGGTTCATTTTTTTCATGGGCGGCGGCGGGCGATGCGCTGAAGAATGAGTTGCCAGCCGGGATAGCCGACGAGCTGCTGGCTGCCGTCACTCTCCCGGGCCACGTCAGCCGCTTTATGCGCCCCGTTGGGCGCCTTGGTTGGGCCGCTGGTTGAAGGTTTACGGCAGGATTTCATCGGTATTTCGGGGCAATCCGATGGTTGGTGGCTTCGTATTGGCCGCGGTCATTAATTTTGACGGCAAAGCGTTCTCCGTTGCGGTAGTTGGCTTCGTCGCGCACGCAGACATTGAAGACGCCTTCTTTGCCTTCAATTTCGCAGCCGAGAATTTTCGTATTCTGATACCGCCGCCGGACGATCGCCGTGTCTGGCTCAGTCGCCCCGTCCCCTGGTTGCCATTCATCGTCCTGCTTGGGTTGCAGGGCCGTGGCCACTTTTTTTATTCCCGCAGGGGTCAGCACGCGGAGGCCCCCTTCTTTTTTTTCGTAATCGGCGCCTTCATCGAGAGTGCCGGTGGCTTCGCGGATGGTCATGTTTGCCCCCCGTCTTTCTTTTTTGTCGTGTTTTGGCATAAAATGGTGGCGGCGTGCGGTCCCCCGACCGCATCT